AGTATGTTATAATATACTTAAGTGATTTATATATTATGAAACGTAAATTGTGGGGATTTGATCTCTTAAATGAGTGGATGATCCCCACTCTTACATATAAATGATTATGGAAGTAGAAGATTGTAGATACAAATTATTTGTTGTAGGAGTTGGCATTTATGAGGCAAACTCTTTGAGTGAATTAATTTGGATAGTTATAAAACATAGATTTGAACACCTTTTCAGAGGAGAAGGGTTCATTGATTGAGGTTGTCTATAGTGGAAACCTCGTAACAGTCACCCGCTCTGCGTATGAGGGGTGAATTTATTAACCTCGCTTTATAAGGAGGAATTATGGTACTACGCGCATCACACGTTCCCATGAATGTTGGGGACATCGAAAAAGCTCTAGGATTTTCCATAGGGTTTGATTCAATGTTTGACCGTTTGCTTGGAGATAACACGCAATACGTTACAAACAATCAAGGTTATCCCCCATACAATATCCGAAAAGACGGAGATACAAAACACTTTATCGAAATGGCTGTTGCAGGTCTTTCGGAAGATGATCTAGAAGTTGAATTAAAAGAGGGAACTCTTTCAATTCGCTCAAAGCAATCTACAGAAGATGAATCTGTTTATGTTCATCGTGGAATTGCTACAAGAACATTTGAAAGGTCTTTTGCTCTATCAGATGATATTGTCGTAAAGGGTTGTAATTTAACCAACGGAATGTTAACTGTTGAACTTGAAAAGATTATTCCAGAGGAAAAACGAGCACGTTTAATTCCTATTGGAAATAAGAAAATTAAGTCGATTAACTAATTCGATGCGCCCATCAGTACCTTGTACTGGTGGGCTTTTTAGGTTTTATATATATTATATAAACAATAACTCACATTAGGAGAAAAAATGTGTCCTCAAGGAAATGAACAATGCAAAAATGAACATTGCACTTGTGATCCATGTACATGCACAGAAGACCAGTGTTGCAGTGAATAATTAATATAAAGTGAAAGGAATATTATGTTACCTGTTGCAAGTTTATTATTTAATGTTATATCAGGCCTTGTTGTAGATAAGGCTACAGATTTAGCAACTGAACATGTGGAAGATATGATAGAAGAATTACTTCCAGATGAAGCAAAAAAGGAATTGGATAAAATTGTAAAAGAGGATCCATCTCATCAATTTGAAACAGCAAAAGAAGCATTGATAGGTGCGGTTGAAGGAAAATTGCCTATAGTTAAGGCGGATGGTACACTTAAACCAATAGAATTTAATATTAAAGTCTCTTATGATCCCACTACGGGAGCGATAGACATTGATAAATCATGAGGAATTAATATGGCGAATATATTAAGATTATCAAAGAATTTTGCACTTTCAGAAATGACAAAGAGTGCTACGGCGGAAAGATTACGTGTAGACAATTCACCGGGTTCACATCATCTTGTAAACTTGACACATCTCTGCATTAATATTTTGCAGCCGGTAAGAGATCAGTTTGGTGTTATTACAATTAATTCCGGTTATAGAAGTCCTGCATTAAATGCGAAAGTTGGTGGATCAAAAAAGAGTCAGCATTGTAATGGTCAGGCAGCAGATTTTGAAAGTTTTTCTACACCAAATCCCGATTTAGCAAAATGGATTGCAAAGAATTTGGAATTTGATCAACTAATTTTGGAATTTTATGATGGGAAAGACCCTAATAGCGGTTGGGTACATTGCAGTTATAATCTTATGGGGAATAGAAAAAACATTCTTACAGCACTTAAAACTAAAAATGGAGTCCAGTATAAAAGCGGTTTCGTTTCTACTTAATAAAATAATAGAATTTGGTATTAAGGTATATTTACAATTTTTGTTTTTTGTCGGTGCCTTTAAAGGTCGTTCATGGGTTGACAAACACATAAAAGTATGTTATAATAAACTAGATAAGATTAATAGCGATTATGATAGGTCAACAAGACAACAATGGTATCCTAAAAACTAAATGTCTAAATTTTATACGAATGTAGTATGTCTAGGTGATTTTATTTTCGAAAGGGGAATTGAAAATGGTTTGCCTTTTGAAGATAAAAAAATATTTAAACCCACCCTGTATATCCCCACCACAAGTACAACCGAATGGCGTACTCTTGAAGATAAACCTGTAGCTCCTATTCAATGGGGTACAATTAAAGAGACACGTGCCGCATTAAAAAAGTATGAAGGCGTAGAAAACATGGAACTCTATGGCCATACTAATTTTAACTATTCTTATATTGGAGAAACTTATTCTTCAATTATCGATTATAATTTAGAACATATTAAAATAATGTATATCGATATTGAAGTAGGTTCAGAACATGGTTTTCCAGATCCAGAAACTGCTCCTTCGGAGGTTACTGCAATTACTACTAAGATGAATGATGATATTCAGGTTTGGGGTTGTGGTGAATTTAGGAACGATAGAGAAGAAATTACATATAATAAATGTGGTGATGAGCGACAGTTATTAGAACAGTTTGTTTTGTATTGGCAAAAAAATTATCCTCATGTAATCTCTGGTTGGAATACAAAAACTTTTGATACTCCCTATTTGGTTAATAGAATTCGTAATATTTTAAGTGAAACATGGGTAAAGAAATTATCGCCTTGGGGTTTTGTTAAAGAACAAAAGATTTTTGGTATGGGTGGTAGAGAATTACAGTCTTATGAAATATATGGTGTATCTGAACTTGACTATATGGAATCATATAAAAAGTTCACATTCAAAAATCATGAATCATATAGATTAGATCACATTGCAAATGTAGAGCTTAATCAAAAGAAATTAGATTATTCTGAAGTCGCTACACTTCATGAATTATATAAAACCGATTATCAAAAATTCATTGAATATAATATTCAAGATGTAATGTTAGTTGATCGTCTTGAGAAAAAAATGAAACTTTTGGAATTGATTATGTCTCTCGCATTTTTATCTAAATGTAATTTTACTGATGTATTTGCACAGACAAGAATGTGGGATTGTATTATTTACAATCATCTTTTAAAAGAAAAGGTAGTAATACCACAAAAGAAGCGTGCACGTAAGGGTGATATGTATGAAGGTGCTTATGTGAAGGCACCTCAAAAAGGTAGACATAATTGGATAGTTAGTTTTGATTTGAATAGTCTATATCCACATTTAATTATGCAATATAATATTTCTCCTGAGACCATTCTAAGTACATGGGGAGATGATATGACTGTGAATGAATTATTAAATAAAGATTTTGATACATCAATTTGGAAAGAAAAAGACATTACTGTTACACCGAATGGTTCAATTTATCGCAGAGATAAGTATGGATTTCTCCCAAATTTGATGGAAAGCATGTATAATGACAGAGTGAAATACAAAAAGAAAATGCTTGAAGAACAGAAAAAGGGAAACAATGCTGATCCAAATAAATTATCCCAATATTACAATTATCAACAAAATTTAAAGATAGCACTTAATTCTGCATACGGTGCAATGGGTAATCAATGGTTTAGATTTTATGATGAGAGAAATGCTGAAGCAGTAACAGCTGCAGGTCAATTATCTATTCAATGGGCCGAAAAAGCAGTAAACAATTATTTAAACAAAACATTAGGTACAGAAGATGTGGACTATATTATTGCTATGGATACTGATTCTTTATATGTTTGTCTTGATAGTCTTGTTTCTAGAATTGGTATTACCGACAAAGAAAAGATCATTGGATTTTTGGACAAGGCCTGTGGAAGAATCGAAGGAGTAATCGAGAAAAGTTATAATGAATTAGCAGATTACATGAATGCCTATCAACAAAAGATGGTCATGAAGCGTGAAGTGATTGCTGATACGGGTATTTGGACAGCTAAGAAACATTATCTTTTAAATGTTCATGATTCTGAGGGTGTTCGATACGAAGATCCACAATTAAAGATAGTTGGAATTGAAGCAGTAAAAAGTTCTACACCATTTGCATGTAGAGAATCGTTAAAGGAAATCTTTAATATTATTCTATCTGGTACAGAAGATGATGTAATTGAATATATTGAAAAGTTTAAAGATAAATTTGTTAGTTTAAATATGGAAGAAATAGCATTTCCTAGATCGGTTAATGGATTAAAAAAATATAAAGATTCTGCTACAATTTATAGGAAATCTACACCAATTCATGTTAAAGGTTCTTTAATTTATAACCATATATTACAAACTAAAAAGTTAACAAGAAAATATCCTACAATAAAAGAAGGAGAAAAGGTTAAGTTTTCCTATCTTAAAGATCCTAATCCCACAGGGGATAAGGTAATTTCGATAACGAATACTTTACCAAAAGAATTTGAACTAGAAAAATATATAGATTATGATACACAATTTGAAAAAGCATTTTTAGAACCATTAAAGGGAGTGTTAGACGTAATTGGCTGGGAAACTGAAAGGAAGTCTAGTCTTGACAATTTCTTTATATAGTGTATAATAGGAGGTATAAATGGCAGGAAGTATAATGGTGAGATACGCAAGGAAAACTTCAAAGCAGTTGGCTAAAGAACGTTCAGGGTCTCACGCACAAATGTCAAAACAATTAAATTATTCAATAGATGTAAACCAAGATTCTTTTTCATATATGACTTTTGATAATATGTCGGAAGCTAATCAATTTGCACAAAGAATGAGAGAAGACGGTTGGCATATTATTGAAGTAAAAGATGATTATAAAAGGTGATAATGAGTGATTATTTAGATAATTTATTAAAAGTGACCGGTAATGAATTTGCGACAAAAGTTTCAGATGGAGTTGAGGCGGGAGATGTTACCGGACATGTAGATACAGGAAGTTATATTTTAAACGCATTAGTTTCAGGAGATATTTATGGAGGAATACCATCAAACAAAATTACAGCTTTGGCAGGAGAAACTGCTACGGGTAAAACGTTCTTTGCTTTGGGCATGGTCAAACAGTTTCTTTCAACTCATCCTAGCGGCGGTGTTCTGTATTTTGAGTCTGAGTCTGCTCTAACAAAAGAAATGATTGAAAGTAGGGGAATTGATTCTCAAAGAATGATAATTTTACCTGTAACAACTATTCAAGAATTTACTCATCAAGCAGTTAAGATAGTAGAAAACCATACTGAAGATAGACCGATAATGATGTGTCTAGATTCACTTGGAATGTTATCAACTACAAAAGAGGTTGGTGATATTTCAGAAGGTAAGGAAACAAAAGATATGACAAGAGCACAACTTGTCAAAGGATGTTTCAGAGTTTTAACTTTAAAATTAGGTAAAGCTGGAATTCCACTTCTAGTTACTAATCATACATACAAACAAGTTGGTACAATGTTTCCTCAAGATGTGATGGGTGGAGGTAGTGGACTACAATATGCAGCATCTACAATTATTTTTCTCTCTAAACGAAAAGAAAAAGAAGGTACAGATGTTGTCGGTAATGTAATACATTGTAAGAACTATAAGTCAAGATTAACAAAAGAAAATAAAAGAGTTGATGTTCTTTTAAGATATGATCAAGGATTAAATAGATATTATGGACTACTTGAATTGGCGGAAAAATATGATATAATAAAGAAAGTATCTACAAGATATGAAATGCCTGATGGTACAAAAGTATTTGGTAAACAAATATTAAGTGAACCAGAAAAATATTTTGATGATAAGATCATGAGTGCATTAAACGAAGCTGCACATAAAGAATTTTTATATGGTGGCTTTGATGAAAGTGAGGTCGAAGATGATGTATAAGGAATGTACAAACCCGAATGATCCAGATGATAAATCATTATGCATAATGGTAATGGATGATTCACCATTTGATGGTGCAATAGTTAGATATACATCTTTTAAATTAGTAGAACAAGAATTAACCGGAAATGATATTGCCTGTCAATATGAATATGAATTTGAGGTGCCTCCACATGATTTAGGCCACGAAATTTCTGATGATGAAGGAGCATCATTTGAAAAACGATTAGGTGAATGGGTAATAGAAATTATACAACGACAA